AGGAGGAGGAGGATATAAAAAGGATAGTAAGATAAAAAAAAGATTAAGTTTTTTTTATTTGTGAATAGTATAACGTTTCACCCTTCTTGCTATTTCCTCCCAATCTCCTAAAGGCCATTCATTACACGTAAACACCTTGAATATCCCAGCAGGAATATTAGCACAACGATAACGACAATGCAGCTGACGTGGATTATCAAAATCTACAACATGTATCTGGCTAGTTCTAGGCCAGTGATTTAAGTCAACATCGTCAAAGACAATTGATTTATGATAACCGGTTCGAAATTCAGTAAGCTTGTCGATATGTGACACGAACAATATTGGGAGCGGTAGACTACGTTTAGCCCACGTGGTCTTACCGCAGCCGGAAGGTCCCTTGATGATAAGAGTTCTGTGCACGTCGGGATTAAATTTGAATTCTGTGAGAGCGGCACACATTGAGCCGGGATGGTCATTAGATGTGATAGTGCAGGCATCGGCATGAAGACGGTTCCAGAAGAAGGTTGCATAAGCAAAGGGTATTCTCTTTTCAACACAATACGCCATCCAATCTTCCTCAATTTCGAAATTGAGACAAGCCTCCTTGACATCCGGTACGGCTGCAGCTTCTTCAGGCCCTTCCAGGTAATCTCCATCCTTTTTACAATACTGCCTGCACGCGGCCCAGTTACGCGGATCCTGCTTGTTAGGATGGTGCCCATCGAAATCAAGCCACGATACTGGCTTTCGCTGCACGGAGGTGAATTCAACACAGGCATGCAAATGAGGCGAGCCGTCAGCATGCTTTTCAAGAGCGACGAGGTAATTCTTAACGGGACCTTGTAATTGCAGAAATGCGACTAGTTCCTGAGGTAGTTTATTAGTCTGTGGGTAAGTTAAAAAGAAACGTTTGCCGTTGTAGAATGAAGGCATGTGAGGCGCAGCATAAGTGCACCTATTTATAGAGTTGACATGTGATTTCAGATCACGTGACCCAAACCCGATGTCGCCGGGGCGGCGCACCGGTTTGGGGGACTGTTAGTAGTGTGAGTTACCTGTTATTTCATGTGTTTTGATAAAGAGGGGTCTCAGGTAACCCTTAACCCCCCCCTGCTTCGCTAATCGTCTCGCGGACTCGCCTCATACGCTACGACGGTCGGGGGGGGGTCTCGGGCTAGCCAGAGACTATGTTATAGTTTGGCTAGCCGAGCAAAAAGGAACCTGCCAGCAGGCCCCTAAGAGAGAAATTATAGTTGATGAGAATGATGCTCCATATTATAGAATGGGTCATTCAACATTCGGTCCAAGGTGGCTTGTAGATAAGCCACTCTTGCACGTGCCACATCCAATTTACGGATAGTGGCGCAGCGTCTACAGTTTTGAAAGAGGTTTCTACGGGAATCGAACCCGGAACTGTGACATTGGCAGTAGGAAGGCATCCGACTGCACTACTTGGGATAGTATATTAAATGTAAAATAAAGATTTATACTTCAAATCAAACAATTTTTTATTGATTAAGTTGGAACATTACTCAAAGTTTGAGCACTAAAGTTGCCTAAGGCATATGTTCTTTTCCTGGTAGTAAGGTAAACACCCATCTTACGATCAACTTCGTACGCCATCTTGATAGTCTCAGCTGAATTAACGTTGATAACGTCTTCAAACGAGAACAACTCGAACTTGCCAGGGATGTTAATAACCTTAGTGCCACCATTTAGTTGATCAGAGAGAGCCTTCATAAAAGTAAGATAGGCCATATTAACCTGATAAGCGATAGTGCTACGCTTAATTTGACCCGGATCCAAACGAACTTTGTTGGAGTTTTTGCAATTAGTAAAAACACCAGGAGCCGCTGGCTCCTTGAATACGGATCCTAGAGTCCCAAACTGTGCAGCACGTACAAGCATCACGCCAGTGACATGATCGATTGAATTAAACAAGTAAGAACTGTTTCCTGCAGTTCCCTGAGTACCGCGAACAATAGGGACTCCACCGCTGAGACCGTAACGATAACCTACAAGAGGATTATTCTCAACGTTCTGTGCATCAGAAGAACCGCCAGCAGAGAGACTGCGATTCTGAATCTTGATAGAGCTAAGAGACTTAAAATGGACCTTTTCATTGGTTAAATCAAGTTCGCCAGCATTAATCCAGAAAGTAGTGATATTAGCTTCCTTGCGATACAATCGGAGAATAGTTGGAACGATATTAGAATTCGTTCCGCGCATATACTCAAGTAATCTCGATTGAAAACCTGACCAAGATGGAGCAAGACTAGCCATATTGTCCCCAACCAGCGTGTATATACTTTCGGTTGCACCGAAAGTATGGTCAGTAAGACTAATAGCACCGGATTCGGCATTCACTGAGACCAGCTCCAGTTTGAATGCATCTGAATTAAGAGTATGGTAACCTTCAATTTTCTGCTTGATGTCCGTGACATTCAACCGTCCAACCTTCGTAAGAATCTTCCTGAACAAAGCTTGAGTGACGACTTCATAGGCCTGAATGATACTGATAGCAGAATGACCGATATATATACAATCAGGGTCCGCTAACAGACCGTGAACTTCTGTGGTATTCTGAACTCCAGTATTAGTATAGATAGCCCATGGATCACTCTTTTTCTTAGATTTCTTAAACTTTCCAGCATACTTGCCGGAATAAATCTTTCCTTGACCACGGGCACGAGGCTGAGCCTGAGCGCGCCCACGCACTCTATTGATCATTCGACCTAGGCCACGACCAACGCCGATTGCGGCGTTGGTGGCAGCTGGCGGGATACCGAGATACGCCCCCGCTGCACGTGCGCCATAACCAACAACCGCGCGACCCATACGACGAATGCTAAGGCCGCCGCGAGAACGGGGATAAGGGATTCGTTGTACGACTCCATTAGTACGACGTCCAGAACGTGTAACTACCATGCTTGCTACAGTTTAGGTTGTGTTAATACTGTAGCAAAAGGACTTAGGAGTAGAGAGACACTCGTAATATTAAGAGTGTCTCTAGGAGGAGGAGGAGGATATAAAAAGGATAGTAAGATAAAAAAAAGATTAAGTTTTTTT